CATTCCACATTGATAAATCCATTTGACGCTTCCCTATTCGATTGTTCCAATACTTCTCGCTGTGTCCATGTTTTATTATCTGAGCTGTTGGTGTTGGTAGCATTCCCATACTCAACATTCTCGGCAGTGTCATTGAGTGCATTGATCCCTCTTTCACTTGAGAGCTCTTCATTGTCGCACTCGCATTGGTGCTGTCGAATACTGTCGGAGTTGGTAACATTCCTTTCCAATCCATATAATCCATCAACCCGTTTGGTCTGTTCGCCCCATTCTTTCGGCTCGCCATAGTCTCTGCCTGACTTTCTTTGAGTGCCTTTACTCGCTCCGCATGATGTATTTCGTTCGCCAATGGCGTAGGCAACAAACCATATTCGGTCGCGTCTATGCGGTGCGCCAACGGCACAAGCTGGCAATAGTATCGGTTGTACTTCGTACCCTTGACTTTCCAAGTCAGTGCACACTTCCTCGAATACCACTCCCCCGTTCCAATTAGTAAGCCCACGAACGTTTTCGCCCACAACGTAGGTTGGCTTAATCTCTGAAATGACTCTGAGCATATGCGGCCAGAGATGTCGCTCGTCCTCTTTCCCAAGTCGCTTGCCTGCGCTTGAGTATGGTTGGCATGGGAATCCACCTGTGAGTATATCAATTGATCCTCGGTGAATAGTGAAATCTGTTTTTGTAATGTCAACTTATAGAATTAGGCCAATAATGATTTAATACTTTGCGCGGAAATGGCATCCATTCGCAGTGAAAGATGTTATCCCATCCCATCCATTCGGCAGCCAAATCGAATCCACCGATTCCGCTGAATAGTGAGCCATGATTCACAGTTTCTCCTCCCGAATCTCTATCTTAAACAGCTCTTTAAGAATCTCTATCTCATGATCCTTAAAGTTGCTTATGCCCTGCTCGCGCAGGCAGTAGTTACTTTGCTCTATACCTAATTTATACGCAAGATATTCTTGGCTGTATCCATAAAAAAGCCTATAGCATTTAATGCTTTTGTGGAATGGTATCATAAGTCTAACTTAATTTGGTTAGCAGCATGTTTCATTAGGGTAAGATTTACCAAGCTATCGTAATACTTTTGCATCCCATCCCTGGTAGCTTCAATGGCTTGAGCTCTTTGCGTTAAACTTTCAATCTGCAATTGAATCTCGCCAATTATATTGCTCTTCCAAAAGCCATCAGAACTGCTACAAATACCATGAGCTCCAGTATGCCTTAGCTTGCTGATAACTTTTCTTACTGTTACTTCAGTTAAGCGTGTAGGCTCATGCTGTTTTTCATAATGCTCATTAACAGCTTTAGCTAATACTGCTGCTGTTTTTGGTGTGTCATTTAATAACTCCAATACCAATGGAGCAGCCATCTGTTCTAATTCAGTTAATGGCTGTGTGTGTTTAGAAAAATTCTTAATCATTTTGTCCTTTGTTTATTTGTTTAATAATGTCAATGTAAATTAATCTACTCAGCTCTATCTTTTGCAAGCCATCGAATTCAGCCTGTGCAGATTCGCCTAAGATAACTTTGTTAGATGCCTTAAATTTACCCTCTACCTTTTGCTTCGCTATATCTTCAAAGCGTGCCCATACTTCGGGTGCCCACATAGATTTCTTATAGATGCCACTCTTAAAGAGGCGCTGGCAGTTGTAAGGTGCAGAGATTTCAACCCATGTTTCTTTGCCTGCATTCCACCGCTCTACATCAGCGTGCAGGACATTTAAAGGATCAGTAGGCTCTACATGTTTAGGCTGTGCTTCCGGTAAGATAAGCGCCTTGTTAAGCTCTCTCCATACCTTAGCTTTGTATTCCTCATAGCGCTTAAGCACATCAGCCATAAACGAGATGCTGAATAGGTTAAATGCTTCTACTCTTTCGAAGTCTTTGCCTATCGCATTATAGAGAAAAGCATTCTGCCAATCTTTAATTGAAGTACTCCTATAAGTGCTTTGTGTAAGTTGCTGAAGCAGAGTAACTTCTATGTCTGAGGGTAAAGCTTTAATAGAGTTAATTACTGCAGCCTGTGCTATAAGCTCTCTAAACTCCTGCTCATTTAATGTATGCAGCTTAGGTGAGCTAATGCACTCAGCTATAGCTCTCTCCTCAGCGCTTAGTGAACGACTGAAGCTCTGCTGTACTGATGCGGCCAATTCTTTGGTCATCTTGTGTGTTTTTAGTTTGGTTAATCTCACGTGCTCTCCACTGATCTGCTGCAGCCTTCCAGCTCTTCATAGAGTTCTTACCTACTTTCCATCCATTAGATTCGTAATGGCAGTAGAATTTCTTAGATAGAACTAAATCTTCTAAGTAGGTTACTACATCAGAGAGTGATGGGGGAGTGAATTTGGTAGAGGTAGAGCGCTTAGATTCAAGCGCCTTTACCCTCTCCTCAAGCGCTTCTATGCGCTTTAATAAGATAGTTGTCATTTGGTTTAAGATTATTTGATTTGTACAAATATAGGTTATTGAGTTAATTTATCATACACTCTCTGCAAATTAGCATCCTGCAGCTTATCTAAAATAGACTGTACACATGCCCGATATAATGGATCAGTCTGCAACATTGCCTCTACGTGGTTAATAGCGTGCAATATAGTAGCGTGATGCCTTACAAATATTAGCCCTACATTTTGGTAGCTCATGCTGGTGCCGTTGCGAACTACCCACATGCATATCTGCCTAATATCATTCACCTCTCTATGTCTGCTCCTACCTTTAAGCTGCTCCCACGTGCAGTAGCCATGGTCAAATATAACTTGTAGCATTTCCTTAGCCTTGGCTTCATTAAGTGATTCTGCTATGCCGTTAATTGATTTCCACTTGAGCTCCGGTATCTCACTCTCATTTACAGCTCGCACTAAGTTATCTAACCTTTGACGTGCGAACTGCTGCCCATCTGCAGGGATTAGCAGCAATATATCTGCTATCTTTCTATCTATTACTTTGCTCATTTGCTATCCTTCATTAGTTCGATTATGTATGGTATCTCCTCCTCAGTTATTGTAGCAAGCTTTCCTATGTGCGTTACCTTCATAGTGAATGGCTGCTTAATAAACTTTTGAGCTGTTGGGTAACTTACCTCCAGCACTTCCGCAAACTGAGCCACAGTCACAAAGTGACTGCGTACCCAGCTGTGAAATGGAGTAAGCTTAGAATGGCATTTCATCTTCGCTGCTTTCATTTGTTAAATCTAATTTAGTTTCAATTACTGACTCGCCTTTTAGCCACGCTAAGAATATCTCAGCTGTATCTAACACATCACCTGGCTTACTACCTTTCTGCTCTTTGCAGAATAGCACAGCGTTATTAAGAGCTACTGATTTAGAAATAGAATTCTGCACATCAGGGCTTTCTTTGCGGTAATTAGAGCTGCTATTCACCGCACCACTTGGAGCAGCTGTAGTACCTGGATACTGCATTGGATTCTGCATCTTAAAGTTAGTGCTCTTCTTGCCTGTTGGACCTGTGCGCTCTTCTACTGTATAGTGCAAGGTAGCGCCTACTGCTATCTTAGGGCTTTTCATATCCTTTACACCAATCTGCCCTACTTCATTTAAACCATTATTTGACTCTACTACCAAATCAAAATAATAGATTGTACCTGATGGGCCGTTCCACTCTCTAACAAATTTCTGACTTTTAACGATTCCTTGATTCATAACTGTGTTGTTTTTATTTATGTATTTATTTAACTTATCTGCTAACTTTTCTTCCTGCTCATCCCAATCAATAGTAGGCTTGAGCTTATCCCAATTAGGTTCTCTGCTGTAGTTCATGGGGGTTATTTTGAAAGTATGAGCGCCAGCTCTCATAAACTACTTTCTCTGCCATCTTATTGAACTCTAACTCCTCTCCCGGTAGTGAGCTCTGCACGCAGATAAATCTGCTGTTAAATCTATCAGATAACATAGCGATCAGACATAAAGTAATCATGTACATTGCTTTCCCCTTCGCTTTCGAATTGGTACAAGAAAGTACCATCATCAGGGAATACCTCCCCATGCTTTTTAGCTGTTGAGAAATCAGTTAGAGAATAGCTGTGAGCTGATGTGTACAGCTTCCATCCGCAAGCTTCGGCATCCCACCGACTTACGATAACCTTACCGGTTATGTTGTTTGGTTTGTTCATATTGATTATTAAATTGTTTGCTAATATACTAAATTCTTTTTATACTAATTACTACCTCATCATTTTCCCACTCATACAGTGCGCCCTCGTTGTACTCATTAATCCACACTGGCGTATAATCAAACTTGTAAATCTTCATCAGTAGTGGTAGCATCTGCTGTGCTACTTCCCACGTATCTGCTATGAATAGGTTAGCAGTACCTAAGCGCTCAGCTATTGAGATTTGTACCTCGTCAAGAGGTGTTACTAATACATGGTATTTCATAGCTCTACCTCCTTGCTTACTAAGACTGTATGTGTCTCTCTGAAGTTAACAGCCAGCGTGTATTCAGCGAAGGCTTCGTCATACGTGTCAAATACTTTGGTATAGCTACCATTAATTTTTAAGTAGTAGCGAGTGCCATCGTACTTCGCTATCTCAACAATTTCAAAAAGTGTTTTCATTTATTTAAGGTGTTAGGAGTTGGTAATTCTTTCCAGGATGATTTTATAAGATTTGTCAATTGTGCACTGCATTTTTCAGAATAGCTATACATGCCTTCACAGTTAAAATAATCAATGGCAATTAATAAAGCCGATTGAATAATAAATACATCCTCGGCAAAAAGCATAGGATTTTTATAATGTTCAGTCTCTTCGCTCATTTGCTGTAGTGATTTGGTTGTGATTCTAATTTCTGAATGTCTGCATCGAATGATCCTCCGATGAGTAAGCCTGCGATTAGCATGGCAATAAAGAGTAGTGTTTTTTTCATTTGATTATTTGGTTTCATATTTTGAACTAAAAAAATTTTCATCTGCTTCTTGTGATGCTAACTCAATCCATTCGTCAATTGTAATAACTGGTCTAACCCAAGGATTGATTTCGTAAAGTATTTTTCTTCCGTCAATTAGTAAGGCTTCGTACCTTACACAGTTGCTTAAATCTACATACTTCATTTCTATTCGCTTAACGCTTTGAATGAATGGGTGGTCTGTTGTTTTTTCTGTTACTCCTTGTTGGCTCATTTTGTTTTGCTATTATGCTTCAATAAAGATGCAAGTGTAATCAATTTCTACATCGTATTCAGACTCAACTTGTGCGTTAGCTGAAAGAAAGTAGTTTGCGATTCTGTTCATTGCTCTTTCGTTCTTTCCTTCGAAGTGGAAGGTGAAAGATTTTTCGCCTCTGATTGTAAAGTCAACTGCGATTCCTGCTACTTGTGAAATTACTTCTTTAACTGTGTTTGTTTTCGTTGTGTTCATTTGGTTTGTTTTTTTATTGTTACTGATTATTGTTTGACAAATGTACTAAGAAATTTTAGACATGCAAAAGAAACCTTGCTAATTTTAGCAAAGTTATTAACAATAAATTGTTAGCTTAGAAAAGTATAGTGAAGATAATACCTCCCACGAATGAGATAGGAATACCTATTAGCGCTGCACTACGCCAAGATTCTTTACGTGCAGCTTCTTTATTCAGCTCTTGCTGGGCCTTAACTAACTGCTGAGCTTTCTGCTCGTTCGCTACGCTATAGGCATCTATAGTTTTAGCCTGATCCTTAATGACAAAACTTGCAATACTATCACTTTTTGATAATAAGACTACCTGAGCTTTAAGATAATCACGCTCTGCCTTTAGCTTAAGCAAGCTTCTTACTTCCTTAGTCGTTAGACTGACCAGGGTATCTCTCTCCGGCAAGGCTTGAGAGTAGATTGTGCATGGCACGCTTAAGCCCATTCCTATCGAGAGAATCAATAGCGCTAATGTTTGCTTCATATCTTTTATTATTGTTTTCAATCTGCATATTCAGTTGTGCAATCTCTTGCATACGCTGCACGTTAGTAGCCTCTAAGCTATCTATCACATGCGTAGCTCTTTCGGCTCTGCGCTGATAGCCTTGTAAAGCTTTCTCATCATCTTTAATTCTAATGTACATGAGTTGCATAAACATGCAGATAGCTACAGCTATAATAATTACTACTGCTCCGCTAATTTGATTCTTGGCTTGTTGTGTCATTTGATTTCTTTTTGTCAAAGATAGACTCAATTACAGTTAATCCTAATCCTCCTCCTGCTAAAATTAACAAGCCGTCATACATGTATTCAGGAGTTTTATACTCAGTAAAGGTACCGATGTAAGATAAGTTAATGCATACAAGTAATGCTAAGATAGACGCTACTCGTTTAGAGCTGGCATCCCCTTCATTACTGAATACACTCTTTAACCATTTCATCTCTTCTTACGCATCTTATAGATGGTAAAGATGGATGCAGCAGCTGATAGCAATAAACAAAATATCTTTAGTGCAAACTCTACATCTAACATCCATGCAGGCACAGATAAAAGAATGCTGCTAACTGTACCGGTTACTCCTTCGGCTATCTGCTGCTGATTATTGCTCATGACTCTTTAAGTAATGTATAGGTAAATGATTTCTTACCACTCTTAATACAAGCTTGAATAAGCTCTTTAAATTGAATAGGGTTATTCATTACTTGGCAGCCTGCACTCCACTTATCTATATTCTTTGATTCTGCAGATTCATTAGCGCGATGTATGTTAATACCAAATAGCCCTGTATCTTCTTTACCTTGCTCCTCAGCTACGCTATCCTTATCAGCATCTCTATACACTGTAACTTTCTTTGACTGCTTTAAAGCGGTGTATTTGCCCTGATGCAAGCCTATAACATAAGTGTCTATGTATTGCCCTGCTTTTAATACTGCTGTGCCTAAGCTATTCATAGGTGAGTTAAGCCAAAATGTACCTGGGTTAGTGGTACCGGTGTACCAATTCACCTGATCACCTTGCACCAAACCTATTAGATCATCAAATTTATTAGGCTCATTAGCTTTGCTACGTATTCCTACTACGTGAATTGATGGCCACTTATAGCCAAGCTCTGTAAATTGAGCCTTAAGCTCTTCTATTGTTGGTGCTTTCATTCTTTCTTAATTCTTTATCTCGTTTAGTTAGGTAGACCTTAAGCTTTCGCTCATAGTCTTTTCTTGTTTGCTCTTCCTTTGTTATCTTCATTTAGTTAGTAAAGTTTCTAATGCTAAATCTATTCCATGGATTTGCTGCATCATTAGCAGCTCTGCTAAATGCTATTTGACTCTGCCTGTTAACTACACGAATGGGTGTAATATCAGGCGAAGTATTATTGCTATATTCAGGATAGTCTGAGTTATTAGCACAAAGGTAATCTACTAAGCGTTGAGTATAGTAGTTAGCGTTCTCACGTGCCATATCTCTTAAAGATGATAGCTCACCTTGAGTAATGGCTGTAGTGTTCTCAGATTGGCGAGTAACTAAGTTACCGTTATCATGCTTATACATTAGCATAGGATAAAGCTCTACCATTGTCCACCATGCTGTAGGCTTAACTATGTATTCATTTAAGAGAGTTTCATAAACACCAGATAAAGTTCCTGCGCTTATCTCATTCTTAATCTTGTTAGTTAAGTTAGTGCCAAGCCATAAAGTAATATACTTATCCTGCGCCAAGTATATTGCAGGGCGAATTAAGTTAGTATCTACAGCCTCATTAAGCTGAGTATATTTCTTTAAGAATTCCTCGTTAATGAATAATATTTCGGGTGCTATTGCCATGTTATTTTAGTTTAATTTGTTCCTGGGTATCTGCCATTATTAGGTAAGTCATAGGTGCGAGTATTAGCTGTAGCAAATCCTTTAGCTATATCTCTTAAAGGCATACCTGCTCTGATTGCTTTAGATACAGAAATCTCATCAGATGATTCTAAACCATTATCTGCAATAAATCTTCCCTTCTCTCTTTTGCGGAAGTAAACTCTGCGTTCCCAATAATGCTTACAATTAACTGATCCTTTATACAACCACACGCTATAGGTAGAGCCATTGTGGCCCATGTTAGGATTAAGCTCGTTAGTGTCTGCGCTCATGCCAGTTAAATCTTCGTAACGGTAAACAAAGTTAGCACGTGAAGCGCTTACCATTTGTCTGCAGAACTTTCTGCTATTTCCGCTAAGATTCTTTGAGTATGCGTATCTAATTTTGTAGAGTCCGCTATCCATTTCAGATGGTCTATCAGGATCAGAGTAACTTCTAACTGATGCTAAGTTAACAGGCTCAGCTTCTATAAGCTCCCACTCTTCCTCATCTACTATCTCTCCTTTATCTTCTAAGAATTCACACCACCACGTCTCATCTTCATCTGTAAAGATTGGAGGCTTCTCTTGTGGATCTAAATTAGTCTTTTTTTTTTGAGCTGATAGCTTAGCTACAGCGTTCCCTCCGGTAGGCTCAAACATTGCAGTAGCTACGTCAATAGGAAGCTGTAAGAATTGTACTAAGAATACTATTGCCTGCTCTTTAGTTAGTGCTCCTGTTTGCACAGCTGCTACAATTTCTAAAGCACTTGCTATCTGAGCACCGTTATAAGTTACATCACTTACTGATGCTCCTGCTGGTGCTACCGGTGCAGCTGTATTAGTGTCAGTTGTTGCAGAATCTGCAACAGTTGTAGGTGTAGTTGCTGCTATTGCCGCATCCATTTCGTCGCTGAATATATCATTAGACTCAATATAAATATCAGCCACAATCCCCATACCCTTAAATATCTCTTCAAAGCTATCTGTAATTATCTTTTGATAAGGCTCAATAATGTTCTTGTTAAAGATGCGATAAGCGTTCTTCATCTCATCAGCGTTACTACCTAATCCACCTGCATCACGAATACCAAATAAGAGAGGAGATGTAACTCTGTGAGCTGCTAAGATGTTCTCACGTGACTGAGTGCTTAACTCTTGCCACTGCTTATCTGCATCAGTCATAGGCACAAGGTCTAAACGAGGTGCTCTATCTGATGATTCATTAAAAGTAAATACTACCTTACCTGCTTTTCTTGCACCTACCATAGTTTCCCAATTTCTGCGAATAGCTAACTGCTCCTCAGGATCAGGGATGCCATTGTTAAAGTGCAGCATGTAAGACGGTGCCATACCATTACTTAAGAAAGCTCGGTAAAACTCACTGATTTCTCTTGTAATTTCTATGTAATTGATAGCAGAATAGTAATCAGGCTTAGGATAGTATGCAGAGCCTGGTGTCATCACTCCAATAAATAGCACTTGAGAAGGCTCATCTGCTTTCGAAGTTGGGTTGTACATCGGGATAAATACCGGCACATTCTTTTTCTTACGCATATCATTCCAATCTTTAGAATAATAAATGCCAGGTATAACATCTTCATCATTAGCCACAGCCAAGCGACAATTCTCATAAGGCAATTCATTAATCTTTGCTATGCTATTTCTATCTACTGACCAAATAATCTCTAAGTAGTAGCCACCTTGCATCTTAGCATCTAATGCTACAGGCCGTCTAATGCTATTTAGTTTAAGTCTATCTATCTCTCTTTGTGCTGCAGGATTGTTACTCTTAATCTCTTTCCCTGCTATCATGAAAGCTATGCTCATCGTTAATGCAGAATGCACCGGAGAGCTGTAGTATAAATCTATTAAGTAATTAGGAAATGAGTTAGCCTCACCTAATGTTACCCATCCTTTAGGAGTCTCTTTCTCGTTAGCCTCTTGTGGCATTGCTGCGCCAAGATTAACTAACATAGGTGCCGCGTGTTTTATTTTATCCATTGTATGCAATGTCTGAATCTATGGTTAGGTTAGGCTCTGTAAATCGGGGAGTAGTTAAATCTTCTACAATTAAATAACCCATTTGGATTACCCCTTCCACAACAGCATCTGTAGGATCTAAGTTAGTGGAGCTGTTCTGCCCATAAACAATATAACTAAACCTTGCTGGGTAGTTAATTAGTAGGCTCGCAGCTGTTGGTGTGTTGGCATTGGTGCCAATCTGAATGGTAGTGTACCTATCATTCTGAGCTATCTGAATAGGGATAGCGTAAAGCTTTTCTAAAGTCTGCTCGTTAGTTAGTTCTAACAAGTAATGCGTATAGGGATTAGCAAGCAAAAGCTCCCCTTCCTTTAGACTAAGGTAGAGGAGCTGTGCTGCTGTATTTTTTAGTAGGTAAATCATGCTTTAAATATAGCACAATTTTACTTACAATGTAGCTGCTACTACAGTAACTGTAGCGAAGTCTTGGAATGGAGTATCTCCTGCATCCTGATCTAACAAGTATGC